GGGTCATCATAAAGTTTTCCTAGACTTCTTAGATAGTGTACACTTATATGTTCACACTATAAAAGAACCATCATCATTATATTATGAAGAAATAAAATGTATAAAAACAATATTAACATATGATGAAATATATAGGAATATGTCTACAGAAGAGAAGTTAGGAGATACTAGATTTGAAGAAATTTTAAAAAACAATAAGATGGGGTATTCATCAAGCTATGTTTATCAAGCAACAAAATCATTTGTTGAAACACATCCTACAATACCATTTAATCAAATATTGACATATCCAATATTTCAAAAGCAAATTGGCCATTTTAGTTCTACAAAAGCCAGTATCTACACAAGAGAAACCTTGGATCCTTCAAATATAAAATATAATCCCACATCTATCAGATGTAAAGTAAACGATGCCTTATTATTGAATAAAGACAAATTTAATAGTGAGATAGATTTAAATGATACATTATTAGAACATGCGATTAAATACTGTAATCAAAATAAACCACCCTTAATAGATATGTGTATTAAAGTTCAATATGGTCCTAAGAGAGAATTTTATATATTAGATATTAGCATAAAATATGCTATTAAATTTGTTGAGGAATATTTTAAATGCATATGTACTACAATACCATCAGAATGTATTTCAATTTCTGGAGATTTAAAATTAATTAAAATACAAGAAATGTTTGAAAATACATTTGATACTGCAAAAAACATGCCCAATATCAATTACTATTATGTAAATGGAGATTGTTCTAAATGGTCTGCTTCAGAAATGATGGAAGTTTTTGAAACAATAATGTTAGCATTGAAGGATTTCATACCAGAAATTGTATTTAAAATATGTTTTAAAATTTTTAGGATATGGAAAACCAAACGCCTGAGACTACCATTTGACATTTATGAAAAATTGGAACCTTTAGCAGATGAAACTGATTATTTAAAAAAGATTAAGAATGAAAATAAGGACTATATTGAATTAGAGCAGAATTTCTTAATGGGTATATTTAACTATTTTTCTTCATTTAAAGGAAGTATATGTTACTCTTATATAAAATTAAATATTGAAAAAAAACTTTTATTTTCTATTAAAGTATTTCATTTAGAGCACAGCGATGACTATACATTAGATATAATATGCAAAAGGAAAGAATTATTTAGTATTAAGACTTATTGTTCAGTTGCAATGAGGTTGATGAATATCACTGATTCTAATAAAAAAACAGTTTTGAACAACTACCTAAAAGAATTTGTGTCCTTGTATTGTTTTAATGGTCTAATGTGTTATCCTCAAATTAAAAAAGTTAAAGAGATTACAAGCTCTTTATCAGGTTTAGGGTATTATGAAGATCAATCATCCATCGGATCTAGAGTTTCAG